GCTTGGAGCGATTTCATCTCAGCGGTTGGCTCATTCCGGACAAGAAGAGCTGACCCGCCAATGCCTAGCCGCCGTTAAGCTCCCTTTCGGCGATGGCGGCTGGGTAATGGGGCGGAAAGTCTCTAATGCGGTTATCTGCGGGGCTATTGCATCAGCTATGGCGACACACTTTGCAACCAAATCCAATGAAGGACTCGACATAGCAATCTTGTAGCACAAGGGGCTTACAATTTAGCCAAATGGGTGCATTTAGAGATTTCTTCTTTCCAGAAGTAAAAGCTGCAAAACCTGAAAGCGTCTCTGACGTTACTGCTGCGCTTACACCTGTTCAGATTAGCGATCAGGTCTATAACATTTTAGGCGGGCCAACAAATACAACGCGCCAGCTTGCTATGTCAGTGCCTTCAGTTGCTCGCGCTAGAAATATCATCTGCGGAACTATTGGCTCATTACCTTTAACAACATTTAACCGCATAACTGGACAATATGTAGATCCGCATCGCGTTATTAATCAACCAGACCCAAGAGTCGCTGGCTTTGTTATTTATAACTGGCTGGCTGAAGATATTTGGCTTTATGGTGTTGGTTATGGACAAGTTTTGGAAATGTATTCGGCTACTGATGGCGGAAGAGTCAGAGCTTGGACTCGCGTATCACCGGAGCGCGTAACAGTCGATACAAATTTCCGCAATACTGAAATTACCGGATATAAAGTTGATGGTTATGCAGTGCCATTAACTGGCGTTGGTTCAATTATTCGCTTTGATGGCCCAGATGAAGGATTATTGCATCGCGCCGGCAAAACTATTGCAGCTGCCGTCTATTTAGAAAACGCCGCAGTCAATTACGCCAAAGAGCCAGCACCAGCGATGGTTATTAAATCTAACGGCACTAACTTACCTGCTGAGCGCGTCTCTTCATTATTGACCGCTTGGAAAACTGCTCGTCAAACTCGCTCAACGGCTTTTCTCAATGCAGATGTCTCATTAGATAAATTTGGATTTGATCCTAAGTCGATGCAATTAGCAGAAGCTCGCCAATACGTTGCTTTGGAATTGTCCAGAGCTTGCGGCATCCCTGCTTACTTCTTGAGCGCCGAAACTACTTCAATGACTTATAGCAACGCGGTTAGCGAGCGGCGCTCACTTGTTGATTTCTCACTTCGCCCAATTCTGAAGGCAATTGAGGAAAGACTGTCACTGCCGGACTTTGTGCCAAATCCTGTAATGACTCGTTTTGCACTTGACGATTTCTTACGCGGCAACGCATTAGAGCGCGCTCAAGTCTATGAAATCTTAAACCGCATCGGTGCGATGAGTGTCGAGCAGATTCAAAGAGAAGAGGACTTAATTCCAAATGAGAATTAATATGCCGATGACTGTCCTAGCGGCAGACACAGTAAAGCGCACAATAAGCGGAACTATTGTTACTTGGAACGAGCAAGGCAACACCTCAGTTGGACCAACAATATTCGCATCGGACTCTATTGAGATGAAGCCCGTCAAATTGCTATTAGAGCACGATCGGACTCGTCCAATTGGCAAATTGGTAGCTCACGAGGTAACAAAAAACGGAATAGTGGCTACCTTCAAAATCGCCAACACTATGGCCGGAGAGGATGCCTTAATTGAAGCCACCGAAGGATTAAGGGATGGCTTCAGCGTTGGCGCACAAATAAACGAGTGGGTCAATGCCTCTGGCGTAATGAAAATTACCTCAGCAACCCTAGACGAAGTTTCTTTAGTAACTGATCCAGCAATCGATTCAGCTCGCGTTAGCGAAGTCGCCGCTTCTGAGAATGAAGCACCAAAAGAAGATTCTGAGCCAGCAACCGCTGAGCCAGAGACACCAACCGAAGGAGAACAAGTGTCAGACACTACCGCTCCTGCTCCTGCCGTAGAAGAAGCGGTAGAAGCAGCTAAAGTAGAAGCTGCGGCACCACGTCCAGCGTTCTACACCGCACCTCGCCTTGAATTTACAAAGGCAAAGTATCTAGAGAATAGCGTTCGCGCTAAGCTCGGTGATGACTCAGCTCGTCAATATGTTATGGCTGCTGATGACACCACATCAAACAACGCTGGCTTAATTCCAACACGTCAGCTAACTGAAATCATCAACCCGCTATCAAATGCAGATCGTCCAGCCGTAGATTCAGTATCTCGCGGAGTTTTGCCAGATGCTGGAATGACTTTCGAAATTCCAAAGCTAACTGCCGTCCCAACAGTTGGCGAAGAAGCTGAAGCAGCCGCAATCGATGAGACCGGAATGACAAACGAGTTTCTTAGCGTTTCTGTCAAGAAGTATGCTGGCGGACAGACCTTCTCCGTTGAGCTATTGGATCGCTCCAGCCCAGCTTTCTTTGATGAGCTTGTTCGTCAAATGGAATACGCATACGCAAAGTCAACAGATGCCGCAGTAGTAGCTGGCCTAATCGCTGGCGGAACAGATGGCGGAAACCGCACTCTTGATGCTGCTGGTCTATTGGACTTCATTTCTGATGCCGGAGTTTCAATCTATGCTGGAACTCTCGGATTCGCTCAGAACATCATCGCTTCTCCGCAACAGTGGGGAGCAATCCAGAACCTTGCTGACAACGGCAAGCCGATTTATCAGAACCTAATTGGCAATATGAACCAGGGTGGTAACCTCTCAGTTACTTCTCCAGTCGGCAATCTACTCGGTCTAAACTTCCGCGTAGATCGCAACCTAACAACAGGATCAGGCGTTGGCGACAACACCATCATTGTTATTAATCCAGATTCTTACACTTGGTATGAGTCCTCACGTTTCCGCCTACAAACAAACGTAGCGCTAAACGGCCAGATTGAGGTCGCATATTACGGCTACGGCGCTTTGGCGACAAAGGTCGGCGCAGGTGCATACCGCTGGATGGTTGCATAACCAAATTAAAGTAGTGACGGCCAGTCCGCTCCCGAGCTGGCCGCTCACCTAGTGATTGAAAGGATAACGAGATGCCAACAATTGTCACCGCTTCTGAACTGCGGGCTATTCTTGGCGTCTCGTCATCTCTGTATTCAGACGCTTATCTCAATGACATAATTGATTCAGCCGAAGCGATAACGCTTCCAATGCTGGTCTCTTACTCTTGCCGAATTGCAAAAGTTGAACGCACCGATGACTTTGCTATTTTCACAACCTCAACGCCTCACCCATTTTCAGTTGGCCAATCCGTCATAGTTACTGGCGTTAATGCCACATTTAACGGCACTCACACAGTCACCGACACTGGCCCATCCTTTTACTTTACCTTTCCGACATATCCTTACCCAGCGACTTTCGCTTACACTTTAGAAAATACAGAATTTAGCGTTTCACTAGCTGGCTCTGATGTAACTCAATTTAACGTCATACCTGCTGGCCTTGCAGTGCTGAGTGGAGCATCTACCTACGTTGGAAACGCAGCAGTTGAAAGCGCTATTTTGACTATTTCCGTTGAAATCTTCCAAGCTAGAACCGCAGCTGGTGGATCAATTGAAGGCGTTGATTTTGCAGTCACTCCTTTCAGACTTTCAAAGAATTTGCTTGCAAAAGTTACTGGTCTTTTAGGCCCGTATCTTGATACTGGCGCGATGGTGGGATAATGCCCGCATCGACAATCCTAAGCTCCATCCGCACACCCTTAGCCACCGCGCTCGGCACTGTCAGCGCTAACGTTTATTCTTACGTACCTGAAGCGCCTCAAGTGCCTATGGTTGTTCTGGTGCCGGATTCTCCATATCTAGAATTAAACACAATCAACGACTCAACTATCCACGCTAAGATTAATCTCACAATTACTTGCGGAGTCGCCTATCTTTCCAACCCAGCAGCTCTGGATAACTTAGAGCAATTGATCCTGTCAGTTTTGGCAGTTATACCGGACGGCTACACAGTCGGCCCAGTAGAGCGGCCATCGGTTACGCAAGTCGGAACAGTTAATTTACTGGTCGCAGATATTCGCGTCTCCACCTATTACACACAAACCAACTAAGGAGAAAAAGTGGCAACCACTGTAATCACAGGTCGCGACATTTCACTATCTTTCACAGGTGGAACAGATATTGAAGCGCAAGCGACTAACGCAGTTTTGACCAAGACCAACGTCAGAGAGACTTATCAAACTCTCGATGGCGAGGCTTACAAGACAGTAAATATCGAAGGCACATTCCAGCTAGATATGTTGGCAGACTGGGGCAAAGCCAACTCAGTATGCGAGGCACTATGGGCTGCAGCTGAATCGGCACCGGATACAGGCATCACAGTTACATTAACTAGCGCAACTGGCGCTCAATTCGTCTTTGACATTCTTCCAGAATTCCCAACCGCTGGTGGTTCTGGTATCGATGCTCAAACAGTATCCTTCACCTTCAAAGTGAAGAATGGCGCAGTAACAGAGACATTTAGTTAAGAGGGAGATCGGGAGCTATGAAGTTATCAATCACAATTAAATACACAAACGGCGAGGAAGTCACCTACAACGCTGGACTCCCTGAGTGGGCGAAGTGGGAACGCAAGACTGGTAAATCGATTTATTCTATGAAGGA